TCGGTCGATGAGATGATTATTGCCATAGATGAGTATTTCCAGTGGGCGGACTACAAGGGATTGCACTACACCCTGTCGGGTTTATCGCTTTTTCTCGGATTCGACAGCCGAGACAGTCTGAGAGTGTATGAGGATTATTCAGACGGCTTTTTCAGCACACTAAAAAGGGCCAAAACAATTATTGAGGACCAGCGCGTCCAGGCCCTGCTAAACTGCAAAACCAGCCCTGTTGGCATGATATTTGATCTCAAAAACAATTTCGGATGGAAGGACGTTACCGAGGTCAACCATACGGGATCACTCAAGTTATCAGATGACGAGTTGCACCGCAAACTCGGTGTCCTGATGCAGACTGCCTATCGCCTCGGTGTCATCTCGCAGACCCCACAGCCGGCATTGCCGTCAGGCGATGAGTCAGAAAAAGATCAATAATTGCAAGTATTTATAGCCCAAAATTAATCTATTTTTCATAATATCTCTTATCTCCACCTGTCATAATTAACATAATACAAATTGGCTATTATCAACCATCTACGTTCATCAAAAAGTTATCAACCACATGTCCATTTTCACAATCATTTCACAAGCGAGTCCTTTTTACCCTTTTCCTCACACCAAAACCCTTTTTCCCTAGGGACCGGGGGGGGGAGAAACGGGCGCGCCCCGCTAGCGGTACTTCCCTTCCCCTATACGATTTTACAAAAAGACCTCCTCGTATGTGTCAAATATTTGACATTGACAGAATTTAATTTCTGTGATATTTATTTTTTGATGATTTACATAGTATCTCTGAAAATCATGCAAGCGCTTAAGCCCGGCGCGCCAATCGGCCCACTGCGGGGCGTGATGGACAAAACAGGAAAAATGCTCAAATTATACCCTGGGAATGGCACCAATAGACCGGGGCTGCGGCTGTTCGGTTATAGTGAACAGGCAGGTTCAGGTGCGGCGGAGTCCTGTCGAAAGAGCCTATTATAGCGAAGAGCAGAGTATAATAGGTACAATACGCATGATGTACGTGGTTCTGGCCTTACCATACGGGCTTGAACTGCGACAGAGCGAACGACAATAGAACTTATTTGGAATGTCTCTTGCAATACCATACCGGTGGTAAGCCGGTTTCCTTTATGCTATTCAGGTAAAGATCAAAATCTATCAACCCAGTAATGCCTCCTACGCTGTTCTTGCATCTACTTCCGTTTTTGACGGTGCCCCTACAACGGAACATGTCTATTGAGTGAACCCATGCAGAAAAGTCGTCTATTTCTTTTTCTGAACACTTGAAGAGGTATATAATTGCTTCTTTCTCTGTTTCTACGTGGGACAGCAGATAAACAAGGTCATCCAGTGTAACATCATGAAAAATATATTCCTCTTCATCTGTAAACATCTGCCCGCCCCTATATTTGCATTCATATCCTACAAATAAGTCTTTAAATAAATCTTCGGGGCCGACGTTTAACGCACTCATCTTATCCAGAACAGCCTGTACAACCTCTTCGGTTAGTTTCATATCTTACCTCCTTACTTCTTCTGTATTTTGGCTTCTTCTGCTGAAAGATGTTGTTTTATAGCGGTCCTGACCAATTCTGCCATACTGGTTTTACATAAGAACGCCTGTTCTCTAAGTTTCTCGTGCATGTCGTCATTCAGTACAACCATAAATTTCTTCAATTGACAGACCTCCTTAATTATGATACAACTATTCTATCATGATAGTTAATAGAATGTCAACCCCAAAAGATCACCTGTGCTTTTCCTGTGCCAAGGCTGCTAGGCCACCATTCAGGAAAAACGATCCTGAATGTTCTTGCCCGGAGGATGTGAAATGGGGCGGGGAAGGAATTTATGACTGCCCAGAATATGAAGAATCAGGAGGAAAGGATGGATGACTTTAATTTTGACCCCTTCGCCGAACTTTGTGGCATGATTGCCCTTTTGCCTATCACCGTTGCCCATTCCATGATAAACGGCACATTATCAATACAGCAGGAAATCAGCAAGGCCAATTCTGACGCTGCACAGGCAATGGCCGAATATGAATTTCAAAAAAGCATTCATAAAAACCTGAAATAAATCAAATTATTCTTGACAAACCTTTTGTCTGAGTATATAAGTCTCATATGTATAAGTTTTATCTATAAACAATACATAAGTTTTTCTTATAAGGAGAGACTTGGAACAAATAAGTATTCCCGACCTTTCCCATATGACAAAAAAAGAGACCCTTGAACACATCAAGGTTCTTGAAGAAGCTATAAATAAAGCCAAACATAATAAAATTCTACGGTTTTATCCTGAACAAGGTCGTCTTTCACGAATAAACTACCCTAAGCACATGGCTTTTTTTGATGCAGGGAGAGAATATTTTGAAAGATGTATGCTCGCGGCAAATCGTGTGGGCAAAACAGAGGGGGTGGGTTGCTGTGAGATGACTTATCATCTGACAGGCAAATACCCCGTTTGGTGGACCGGAAAACGCTTCACATGCCCTATTAATGCCTGGGCAGCTACTACTTCAAACGAGAAGACAAGGGACATCCTACAGCGAAAATACTCTGGTCCGATAACCGAAATGGGAACCGGTATGATTCCCGCAGATGATATAGTTGCCTATTCAAGAAAGTCCGGTATTCCTGACGCGATAGAAACCATAACGGTCAAGCACTACACCAATGGCTATCAAGACGGGAACTCTACTCTATACTTCAAGTCCTATGCTCAGGGCCGTGAAGCCTTCCAAGGCGAAGAAATTCACGTCATCCACCTTGACGAAGAACCACCTATGGACATCTACACCGAATGCCTGACAAGAACGATGAAAACAGAATGGTTTGATGGTGGGATAATCATGTGTACATTTACTCCGCTAGAAGGCATTTCTGAAGTTACGGAAATGTTCATGCCCGGCGCAAACGTACCGGATAGTAACGTAGTGGCAGATCGATTCGTAATCAATGTTACGTGGGATGATGCACCACACCTTGACGAAGCAGAAAAGGCTAGACTTCTGAGGGGAATACCGGAGTATCAACGTGATGCCAGGACAAAGGGCATCCCCATACTTGGGTCTGGGGCTATTTATCCTATTGCAGAAGAGGATATTTTGATAGAAGATTTTCCTATTCCTAAACATTGGCCCCAAGCGTATGGTTTTGATGTAGGTTGGGATTGCACAGCGGCACTCTGGGGGGCATGGGATATGGATAAGGGCGAAAAGGGCACCCTATATGTTCATTCGGTGTATAAGCGGGGCCACGCAGAGCCGATAATACACGCCACAAACATAAAATCTCGTGGTGATTGGATAAACGGCGTAAGTGATCCGGCAGCCAGGCAATCGAACCAGAATGACGGAACAAAACTTTTCGAGGAATATAGGAAACTCGGCTTGAACCTCTATGTCGCCGACAATGCCGTAGAAGCTGGTTTATTCGATGTCTATCAAGGTTTTGTTGCGGGTGAGATAAAAATATTCAAATCCTGTATGGATCTTATTGAGGAGAAAAGGCTATACCGAAGGGACAAGAATGGAAAAGTTATAAAAGCCAAAGATCACCTCATGGATTGTTTGAGGTATTTGAAGCGTTCGGGACGTCAACGAGCAAAAACCGGCACAGAGAACAACACCATTGAATTATTCAGGCAACGGCAGATACAAGGTAGTAGTTTTGAATCTCCACTTCATGTGCTGAATACGCAAAGAGACGAGGTAAGATATGAATCTCCTATTCGCTATAATCAGGGGTAGCTATGTCATTTGAAGGAAATACGTGGAAGAACTGGTTGTTTGATCCGTTACAATTGATTGTCTCGCCCGACCCGGTTAAGCCGGAGTTACCCGTTTCTCCTACCGTTCCTTCGGCAGCGGCGGAGACGGCAAAGAGAGCTAAGGAATACGCAAGGCGTAGGGCATCGAATCAGCAGGGCATTGAGGATACAATGCTTACCGGATCAACAGGAATTGCTGTGCCTGGATTAAAAACGGTATTGGGATAAAATGGCCGAGGAATCAAAAGTAAAACGAATAAGACGAATAAAGTCAGAGCTTGAAGCAAAACGTTTGCCCTGGGAACAAACCTTATGGCAACCGATTATTGATTATATGGCCCCACATCTTATTTCGTTGAAAACCGACAACCTGAAGCCCGTCAAGCTTGGAACATACATTTTTGATGGAACCCCCCAAAATGCTGTTCAAATCGCCACAGATGGGTTCTACGGCAACCTTGTAAGTCCTAAGCTGAAATGGCTCAAAACATCCCTTCCCATATCAGTAAAAGGCCGTACATCATATCGCCAGGCACGGGGGGGGGCAACGATACCCATAGGCCAGACAGATATCACGAAGGATGGCCGTTTGGATCACATTAAAGAAGTCAAGATATGGTTGGAAGAAGTTGACGACGTAATGGAGGCCGCATACCGAAAAAGCAACTTTTATTCTGAGGCGCGCGAGCTTTTTGGAATATATCTCCTTTTTGGTGTTCCCGTAATGTTTGTCGAAGAAGATGCGTTCAACAAAAGAGCTGTATTTAGCGTAAGGCATCCCGGTGAGGTATGGATTGATCGTGACGTATTTGGAAACGTTAAGACGGTTTACCGGAAACTTGCTATATCGGCCTCTGACGCCGCCGAAAAATGGGGAATAGACAATCTTCCGAGGGCCATTAGGCAAGCAGCGGGGGGCAGTAATTCGTCTTCGCTATTTGATTTCATCCATGCCGTTGAAATGCGCTCCACGAGAGACGAGAAAACGATAGACGTGAAGAACAAACCGGTTTCAGATATTTATATGTCTCTTTCGGGGAGAGAAGACGAGGCCATTGTTGAGGAAGGGGGACACAATTCATTCCCATATGTTGTGGGAACACCCACTAAAAGGATACCCAACAACCCTTACGGATATTCAATTTGCATGGATGCCCTGATTAATGCAATAGTGATTAATCAGGTGGGGAAAGATGTCCTTCACCTCGGAAACA